GTTCTTTCGCTCACACCCTCCCTAATCTCTAATGCCTCTGCCGATGCATTCGCACCGCCTAAATTTTCCATAACGGTATTAGGGGATAACCCTACACGACTACAGCCGTTCCGTATCATTTGTTGCAAACTGTCGTATAGGGGCTGTATGTCAATGTTCGGCACATTCCTTTCAAAATATGAACGTAATGTCGGGTCGGGGCTTGCGTTCAATACAACGGTTTTCATTTCGTAATCGCCAATCTTTTTAACCTTGCCTGTTGTCGGGTCTGTTGTTGTCAAGTCCTCTGATACAGCGGTCAATATATGCCCCTTCCTTATGCGGTCAATAATTGCCGAATAGGTTTCATCTATTGCCTGGAAAGTATCCAACAAAGAGGCGTAATCACTTTCGCCATACAAGCCGTCAACAAACTCATTGTCAACAGGTCTATTAACTTTGTATGCCGCTAATAATACACTTACAGGCCGCCCCTTGCTGTCGGTCAAATATATGTCTCTTAATCCATCTGTGTCGGGTATAGTGTTAATGGGGACTTCCTTATCTCCCTGATACAACTTGTATCTTATGTAACCGTAACCATGATGAATTTTTAAAACATATTTCTTGTTTTTGTGTGTGTATGTTTCCGCAAAAACAATTTCAAGCACCTGGCCATACTTCTGCACCAGCTCAAATTCGCTCACAGGGTAAAACTTTAAAATCGGATACTTTGAAAACCTTGTATCAATAATCGGTCTAAACGCTAATGTCCCCGAATAGCTTTCAAGCTCTGCACCTCTTAAAAGCAGCTCGTTAATTTTACTGCCTTCAAAAATATCATTAAGCAATTCCGTCAGTCCTTCGCTTGCCTCTTCGTTGTTCTCAACCTCAACCGTAAATGTCGGTTTTTTATTGAACAACAAGCTCGCCATTGCTTCCGATATCATACTTGCAAGCGGGAAATGCAGCTTGACACTCTCTTTGTCGACTACTCGCCAAAAAAGATTATTGCGGAATTCCATTGTATATTGGTCAGCGGCTTGGATCATGTATCGCTTGTAAAACCATTCAAGCTTTTCTTGCTTGCCCTCAAACCACATCCTATACTCCATTGCTTGTAGTTCTTGCCGCTTATCCTTTTGCCATTGCACAATGTCAGTATTTGTTTTTCCCCTAAAATACTCGTCAAAAATAGGGAGCACTCGCTCCCTAAATTTTTTGTCTCTATATTTTTTGTATTGCTCAAAAATGTTCATAATCGTTACCCTTTTAGGCTAATCTCCGCACCTTATTCAAAAAGTTTTTAAATGTTTCCTGCGGAATAAACTTGTTACACTCAAATTCAATGTTATACCGCTCCATATACATTTTCGCAAATTCAGCGTCATCAATTGATATGTAATTCCACACATCACGATATTTCTTTTCAAACTGCGCTAACCGTTTCAATACTCTTTTGTAGTATTTTCTCCGCTTTTGTTCTCGCCACGCCGGCGTTTGCAGCATCCAATAAATATAAATTAAATTATTTACCACTTTACCAACAATGTTGATGTCATCCCTTTTTAACTTGTTAAGCCATTCAGTCGCATAGTCAATTGCATTTATAAATTCCTCCATACCGCTGAACGAATAGAGGCAGTCCCTCGCCCTCGTTATACTCTCTTTGTGGTCGTCGCACCAAACATAACTAACAAGCGGATTGTATGCTATCACACTCTTTCCTGCAATCTCTGCGGCTATTGAATTAAAGTAGCTGTCCTCTTGTCCTCTTAATAACGGGTGAAAATGTATATCGTTGTCAACTATGAACTTCCGCTTGAATAGTTTACCGTGCAACCAAGTGTTATCAAGCTGTGCCAAATGCGGAAAGTATACTATTTTGTTTACTTCGTCTTTGTGCTGTTCTTCAAGCCAGCTCGTGCGGATTATGTCAACATCAGGATATGCCTTTATAAGCTCCAAAAAGAACTCAAAGACGCCGTACTCCTTTTCTTCCGCTACCTCTTTACCTTTCTTTTTTACTTTGATAGTTTCTTTGTGTGTCTTTAAAAACCTGTCATCGCTGTCGGCAAATATAACATACTCGCCTTCCGCATAATGCAAACCGTATTGTCTTGCAACACCCGGACCGCCGTTCTGTTTCGCAGGTATAACTTTTACGATATCAGCCAAATTGTCAAACTGTGCTATTCTGTCAAAATCATACTTAATCGGGCTGCAATCATCTACAAACAATATTTCAAGTTCCTTAAAATCAAACCCAGGCTGGTCGTTAATGGATTTAAAAAGCCTGTCGACCAATTCGGCAGGCGTGTTGTAGTACGGTATAACTAAACTTAACTTCATAAACTCTCCTTATTTTGTTAATTCTTTCAGAAAATGATTGAACGCATATTCTGTGCAGTCAATCATATCCACGCTTTGGTTATTTGCCGGGTCGTCAAGCCTTATCAACTTGCCCTCTTGCTGATAACTCTTGGGGTCGTACTGTGCCGCCTTAAACATCTCTATTGACCGCTTGCAGTCTTTGTGAAAGCGCAACCGCTTTTGAAACAGTAAACTTATACCCTGCTTTATCCTTGCGTCTATGCTTCCAATCGCACCCGTTTTTAACGGAAAACTAATATTATTTGCTTTGCCCTCTGCCCTTAATCTCTTCACTACTAAATCATAAAAAGGTCTGTCGGTGTCAATGTATATCCTTTCGGGGTATTTTTTGAATATATCCGCCGCCTCAAAAATAAAAGAAACATAATCATTTGCGTACTCAATTATGTCTTTCTTTTTAATTTCATTGTTGCTTGCGTTCCTGTGGTAATACTCCCTCAATACGTGCATTTCCATTTGTTTCAAGTCATTGTTGTAGGTCAACCCTGCCACGATGAATCCCGTTGCGCTGCCTGCGCTGCCCGGGTCTGCAACCGTTATTATGCGTATATAGTCTTGCGGATTGTACTCCTGCAATATATGCTCATCGTTAATCTCGTATATCGCACCCTCTGCTGACACCCTCAACCCCAAGATGTCTCGCTTATATTCAACGCTGTTCGGGTTTTTACCCCTCTTCAGGTAGTATATTTTCTCGGGCGTCATGTTCGGTCCGTCTTCAAGTGTAACGTGCATATAGTTTAGGTATCTGTCATGATAGATGTCCTCTTCTTGCTGCCATAAGTCGAGGAATTCCGTATAAAAGTAATGCTCCTCATTCAATGGGTTCAATGTGCCAAACAAGAAACCCTCCTTGCCACTCTCCGCTATCCTCTTGAGCATTTCATCGATAAATCCTTTATTCAGTAGGTTTATCTCGGTCGCATATGCCCCGCCCAGCGTAAGCCCTTGTATCTCCCTGTTGCTGTTGTTGTTTTTGCCCCCAGCAAAGATTATGTACCTTGTGCCATGAGGCGTTTTTAATCGTATAGCGTCCGCTACACCCAGCTTACACTTAACCGCAGCTTTATCTAAGTAATTCAGGATATAATCCCCTAAAATGAGGTAGGCTTGCTTGCTGTTTACGGCCGCAATGAGAAATTGCCTTGCAGAGCCCTCGTACGCCATTATTCGTTCGATGAAAGCAACAATGCCTAAGTAGTCTTTCCCAACCCTTACTACACCCTCTATAATGTTGTAATGATACTCCTCAACAACCGCCTTGTAAAACCACTCTGCAAACTTGCGGTTCATTTTTAGCGTTTCGGCAAACTTAGTCACTTATATCACTCTTTAATTCTTTAACTAATTTATCCCTTAAAGCCTCTTTGTTATCATTATAACTACTCTCGTCTACATAGTTAGTTTTGTCCGTCTGCCCCAAATACTGTTTACCCAACCAAATCAACATCGTAACATTGCCGTTCATCGCCGCCTTCCACTGCAATCTACGGAGTGAGCTTTTGCCCTTTGCCGATTTCTCTTTTATGTACTCCGCAAAAGACACCTTAAATTGCTCTTTGCACCGCCTTTCTAATGTGTCGTAACTAATCTCAAAAAAGCTGGCTATCTCCTCTCCTGTACACTGTATTTGGCATAACTTGTCTACCTCGGCAAAGTCTATTTCAATTTTAGGTCTGCCTGTTTTCATACTATCTTCTCCGCCTTTTTACCTGTAAAGGTTTCCCAGCGTTTTATTATTACGTCTGCTTTTTCTTTCTCGATTTATACCCGTAATTTTCCGTTTTTCTGTGACAATCGTGGCATAAACATATTCCGTTGTCAATATCATATTCCAATTCTGGAAAATTGACTTTTTCTTTTTTGTGGTGTGCCTCAAGCATCTTTTTAGACCCACACATTTGACAAGTAAAATTGTCCATCTTAAAAACTTCGCTTTTCCATTTTCTAAATTCTGGAGTTCTTGTAATTTTTCTTACTTTTCTCCCTCTTTTAGACCAACATTCTTTTGAACAATAAACGGACTTTCTTTCTTTATATTCGTGTATTGCCCTAAACTCTTTACCGCAAACAGGACAAACAACAATCCTCGCTCTTTGAGTATGAGGATATTTCTTGCCTTTTTTCCCTCCTGTTTCTCGGTATTTATACATACACTCTTTTGAACAATATTTTTGGTCTATTCTTTGCGGATGAAACCACTCTCCACATTCACATCTATTCCAGACTTGAAATCTACCCTTGTTGCAATTTTTACAAGTTTCGTTTTTGTGCTTGGGTTTTTCCGTTGTTTCATATCCGCATTTATTACAAATCCACTTTTGTGACATAATTACCACCTCTATATAATTATATCACATTAAATAAAAAGTGTCAAGTTATGTCTTCATATTTGGTTTTTGTTCCGTCTGCGTTAATTCTGTAAACGTCATCGCTTGTTCCCTTAAAAGCAATATACCTTTGAATTATTACATCAACATATCGTGGGTCTAACTCCATCATGTAACAAATTCGGTTTAACTGCTCGCAAGCAATAAGCGTTGAACCACTACCACCAAATCCGTCATATACAATTTTCTTTTTCGGTTGGTCTTGCAGAGCCATAGCAATAAGTTCAATCGGTTTCATAGTGGGATGAACTGTATTTCTTTGTCTTTTACATTGCCATACATCGCCACGCAAGGTCTTTTCTCCACCGAAAGCACCACAATACCAAATTATTTCGTGTTGCTTAAAATATTTATCAAGGTGTTGTGCGGGGTTTATCTTATCCCAAACAATCATTGCCTTTATCTTTTGTCCTATATTTTCAAGTGCTTGTCTAAATAAATGAGAATACTGCCAAGAACAACAAACATACATCGTTTCGCAGGGCATAATTGCTTTTTCAAGGAACTCAACAAAATCCTCATCGCTCATTTTATCGTTTTGTATTGTTCTTTTATCGCTTACTCCCTGATAACCGATATTATAAGGTGGGTCGGTAAATACCATATCCGCTTTATTACCATTCATAAGTTTAGCAACATCTTCTTCTTTTGTACTATCTCCACACATCAGCCTATGATTGCCCAACTGCCAAATATCGCCTAACTTGCTTATAGGCTCTGTCGGTAATTCGCCGTCAAACTCGTCTTCTATAATCTCATCTGGCAACTTGTCTAAACCTTTCTCAAAGCCAAAAGGTGATAAGTCTATCTCAATGTCTTGTATCTCTAAATCCAGAAGCTCGTCATCCCATTCCGCAAACTCGTTCGTTTTATTATCTACAAGCCTAAACGCTTTTATCTGGTCGGGCGTTAAATCGTCAGCCATTATGCAAGGTACTTCTTTTATGCCTAACTTCTTTGCGGCGTCATACCTTGTGTGGCCGCATACTATCTCGTTGTCTTTGTCAATCAAGATGGGGTTTCTAAATCCAAACTCTTTTATGCTTTCTGCAACTTTCTCAACCGCAAGCTCGTTCTTGCGTGGATTATTTTTATATTTCTTTAATTCACTTGTTTTTTTATAAATTATCTGCATAAATACCTCATTCGGCTTAATAGGGTATTACCTCCACTTTTTACCGATTTTGTCTGTATGCGCCCACCCTCCAAGCTTTGTTTCAATTCTTATAGCCCATGACTGACTTATCTCTTTTGCCTCAACAAAGTCACCGCCTAAAAGCTGTACATAGTACCATATATTTTGCTGGTGTGTGTCGGTGTTTTGGATTAGCAGTATATACATTTCAAAGTCGCCGTCATCCTCAAACTTAATATAGCTTTCTTTAAAGTTGTCATTCATCCATTTGGAGTTAAACACCGCTCCGCTTTCAAATTTTAGCATGCCCTCATCATTTAAGTATGTTATGCTGTCCTCGTGGATTTTCTTAACCTCGGCACTTTCACTATCGCGGCATGCTATAAGACATGTCAACAATGCAACTAAAAGCATTGCCAAAGCCGTTATTCGTATTTTCATATATACCCTCCTGAAATTAAAAACCCCGCCGTATAAGGCAGTCGATTTTTGTTTTTTTCATTGCTCTTGCCATTACTTCACCTCAATATTTTTACGACAGAAAAGGGCGGTTGTTACGCCGCCCCATCTGCTAAGGAGGATGATTATGAAAAACAAGAAACTTACAAAGTTTCACACTAATAGCATATCACTTCTTTTATGCCATTTCAAGCACTTTTACTCCACAATGTTTGGAGTAAATGCCTGCTTTTGTGATAAATCACTGTATTTTGCTATTTTTTCCCTTATATATTTCCCGTTTAACCCCGCAAGTTCCGCCCATACCTCTACTCCTTCCCCCGTTAAAAATTTGTAGGCGTCTTGTCCTATTCTGTTATCTGCTATAATTTTTCTAATAGCATTTTTGCTCATTCCAAACTTTTCCGCCACTTGCCCATAAGTGCCGAGTTTTTGATATTCTGCAATAATTTGCTTTTTCTCATCTGTTGTTGCTATTAACTTTAAATCCTGCACAGCTTTTTTTATAACCTCTTTAATTAGCCCTATGTAACAATCCCTCATAATAATTCAAACTCCTTCGCCCACATAAGAGCCGTATTCAGCCAGCGTTCACGCCAGTAAAAGAATGTGCTTTCCGCAAGTCCGTACTTGTTGTTTCTGTTCTTTATAATCTCGCTGTATCGTTTTTTGTTTATGTAAAGGTCAACCATAACATCGTATTCTGCTTCAAATCTGTATGTATTAAAAGTGTTCCGCACCACGTCGCTTCCCGCATGGGAAGCGTGGATTGAAATATAAAATTGAATAGTATAATAATAATTAGG